TTCATTCTCTTCTCCAAATCCTGATAGGACTTGAATTGATCTGCCTTTGTGAACTCTTCCAATGAAAATTCTCCTTTCCATAGGGTTTCTAATGCATCATCGTCATCCAATAATGCCTCAGTCTTTGTGAACTCACTTGAATCGTAGTTTCTATATCCGGCAACGTTCTTTGCCTTCAACTTGAAGTTAGCACCTTGCCAGAAATCAAATGGATCAATTGCTTCCTCATCTTCAAACTCAGGTTGCATTGCTGCAGTTATCTTATCAAAGATTTTTTTACCGAACTTATATAAGAATACTTTACCTTCATTCTGAGGTGCTGAAGGATCACTTACAACCATAATGTTAGTTACATAATGTAACCTTCTTTTTTGGCTTCTTGCTTTTTCTTTATCAGATTCGATACCTGAATTCCAAAGCCTAGAGTTTAACTCGCCAACTGGATCAGGTTGACCAATAGACGTTAGAGAGTTTTCAATATACCATAAGCCGGTTGGACCTTTGAAGCCATGATCCCAATATCTGACAAAAGGAATCTCACCATCTTTACCTGGTAAGAATCTAATGACAGCATAACCGTTACCAGCTTTATCAACTGTAGGTTTCCAAATCCTTTCATCGACGTAGGATTTTTGTTCACCACTTGATGTAGCCTCTGCTGCTTGAATGATTTTATTGATGTTACTTCCGCGATTGCGTTTTAATGTTTCAAATGACATAGTATTGTCTCCTTATTAACTGAAATATTAACTGAAATATTACTTGTATATTAATGTAATCCCGTCCGACTATCACTAGCTTCAGAACTACCTATATTATATATACAGCTTTATTCAAAAAGTGAAGAATCAATGGAATTTTTTTTCGGTAAGAAATTTAAATCCATTGCCTCTGCTTCAAGCTTATCTCTAATAACTGGTGATATAAACTTCCTTACATCTTCTGGTTCAATATCATTCTTGCTACAAACATGTAATATTGCATCCATATAAGGAATCTTCATATCGGCCACTGTACTTTCAATAAGCTTTGTAAATTTAGACTTAGTTAGAAATTGTTCTTCTAACTTCATTTGTCTAAAACCCTTAATAATATTGTATCGTTATTGATTCTACCATTTGGTACTTGAACTTTCGTTTTAAGAGCTGATAGCTCTTTTTGGAGTTGAATAGGAGTTTTGTTCAGTACCAAAGGTAGAATGTCATTAGGTTTTCTCAACCTAATCTTTATAGATTGCTCTTTGTCAAACCTTTTTAAAGTTGAACCTGATACTTGAAATCCTTTTGGATCGTCAGTATAGAACATATTGAGCTCTCTGTGTTTTGTGTTAAACGTGTATAATCTTCTCTTACCAATAATTTGTATTGGATGTATTGACACGATCTTAAAGTCGTTATCTTCTTTTTTGTATTGCATCTTAGAGACCTGTTTATCAGCCGCTTTAGGTTTACTAATCTTAATAGTTCTAGTAGCTTTAGAGGCTGACTTAATTCTTTCCATATCTTCTAACATAGACTTACATACATCGATTCGGTGTTTGAGGGATGACTTTTTCACATGGGAGTAGCCTTCAACAGCCTGTTCACATCTTTTATAATAGGCATCTTCATAATCTAGAAGCCACCCCTCAACCTGAGGCTTAACGTGACTTATTGCAGTATTTGTTAAGCCGTGATACTTGAATCTATCATAAAGATTAATAGTGGCATCCTCACCCTCTATCCACTGGTCTTCTAGTTCAAGTAATTCTTGCATTATAGTGTTTCTAATTTTTCTTTCTAGTCTCATTTGAGGTGAGATACTAATAACATTAGATTTAGCTTTTTGTTCTTGTTTTTTCTTATTATAAATCTCTTTACCAGATTCAATAAGTAATATAGTCTTATCCATTAATGAAGACCAGAACTGTACAGCCTTTTCATTATCTGCACTTTCACCATATTGTTTATGAATGTCATTATTATACCAGAAAGCAGTAGCAGCATCGTGAGTCATAGCAAACATGTATTCTGGATGTGATAAGATATATTTAGCGTATGGGCCATGATTTTTCTTAACCCATGTTTTAACTTGACTAATACAGTCTTTTTTATCTACTTCTAAATGAAAATAGTTCTTGACAAAATCAAAACCTTTTTCAATTGGTACACCAGCTAAGCCAGTACGTGCTTTAGATCTGATTGTTTTCTTTTTAAGCTTTTTGCCTTTAAGTGCGGTTAATCCCATTATTCAACTCCTTCATATAATTTCCGACTGCGCCTTTTACCATGTTAGGGTACTCTCCTAAATACGTACCTGCTACTAACATGTCTTTAGTTAATAAGTATTTATGCATATGCTCAATGTTATCCCAGTTATCAAGTATTTCTTTTGCTAACATATCGAACTCTGTATCTGAGATAAGTGGTTTATCTAACTCGTAATATGCATAAGCACACATTAAATATTTTGCTATAGGATTCTTCATTATGCGTGACCTCTAGTGTCAAGAGATTCGTTCATAGCTTCAGAATCTGTATAGTACTTATCCTGATGAGCAATATTGATCTTAGTAGATATAGCAACTGCTAAACCGCCATTTCTTTCTAATAACTTTTGAGCAAACTCATCTTGGTGAGCTGGCGACATTGCTTCTAACTGATCGATGATTTTATTATAATTATACATTTCAACTCCTAAATTTTTATTATACTTATATTCTATCATACTTTTTTGCATTTGTAAACAAGTTTTCACTTAACATGTTAATTACGTCTCATCGTTGCATATTCTTTTGCGTCAGCATTTTTACTTACAGGTACCATATTTGACTTATGCATAGTAGCGATGCCAGTGATAAAAGTACCAGTGTAAGTATTTTGTTTGGACTTACCAACGATAGGACCGGTGTAGTCACTAGTTGGTAGAGCTCGTGAAAGCTCCTTATAGTTAGGAGCCTTGATTCCTGCGTTCTTTGTTTTGTTTTTTAGTTGTGACGGGTGTACGCCACGCTTCATTAACCATGCATCGTGCTCGGCTTGAGCTTTTTGCCACCCTGGCTTACGAAATGGTTTTTTCTTTTTACTGTTGTTATTGTTATAATATACTGGCATTAAATGCATTGTCATTTAGCAACTCCAAATATCTGTGTTAAATCAATATAGCCATAGTTAATTGCAAATAGTAAAGCCACGATAATCATAATCATAAGAGCGTTACGAAAGAAGAAACCAACTATGGAAAAAAATACGCCTACAATCAATGCTCCAGCTACCGCGAAGAAGAGGAGTTGTAGAAATAGTGGAAGCATTGATTGTATATCGGATGGACTAGGCATTTGCTGCCTCCAAATTCTTTGGGGCGGCGATCAATACATCTAACCTTACCGACCGATGGGTCCGCCCCATGGTAAGGCTAGGATACGTTTTACATTCCGACGCTGATTCCCTGGGTGGTACCAAACCTGTAAATCCCGGTGTGCTTCTCGTTATCTCATTGTCCATCACAACACCCTGTCGGTTACTTATAGCTATGTCATAATTTTTTTCTCCTATTCTTTTCATCATTTCCTTTTCCATTTTATAGATATATTATACCATACTTTTTTGCGTTTGTAAACGTTTTTTTTCACTTATTTGAATTTTTTCACTTAACATGTTAATCATGTTCTATTTCTCTGTATCTCGTTTGGTCCAAAATTAGATGATAATTCTGGACTTTTATTTTTTAAGAAACGTATTTCTTCATTGAGTTGTTTAATTTTTTTGTACAAAGTATATTTCTCTTTAGTTTCTTCAGCTAGTTGCTTTTTAAGCAGCTCTAATTGATTCATTTCTGTATTCATTTAATAATACCTCTTGTTGCTCATATGCTTCTTTTTCCCATGGAAGGTTATAATAGTCTACGCAAAAGTATGCTTCACCTTTCCACATTTTTTGTACGGGATCAATATCTTTTAAATAACCTTTGAATTGCTGTCTTACGTGTACGAGTTCATGTAATAGGCATGTGATAAAGTCGTCACCTTTTAATTTTTTATTAAGTTGTATATGAGAAGCATTCTTGTCGATTTCCATACACCAGCCTTGAACATCACCGTCCATGTTATCGAGATCGATTTCAATGTTATAAGATTTAAATCTTTTAAAAAATTTATTACAGAACCAAAAGGTTATATCTTCTGCTAACCATCTTTGCTTTTGAGTTCCGCCATTTATTATTATATAAGTTTCATTCATAAGTATATAGTATCATACTTTTGAACAAATGTAAACAAGTTTTCACTTAACTTGTTAAGGGATTTTTGCTTTACTGTCGTATACTACTATTTCAACGTTATCTCCAACAGGAAACTTTATAGCATCGTGAGTGTGGTATAGTATAAATTTTGTATTAGGAAACTCTTTAAACATGTTTTGCCACACTGGTCTCCAGTTATTGGCTAATCTATTATTATTCATATTACCTCTGTCTGAACCAAGATAAAAATCTGAACAACTTTTTAAATTAAAGTCAAATATAGAATCAAAGCCGTACATGTGAATTTCATCTGCTTTTACTTTGTTAGCTGCGTAATGTGCTGCCATGTGACCACAGTTAAAGTCTGTATAATTTGCTACATAATTAGGTAACACTGTATAAAATTCTTTTACTTGAGGAGAAACTCTTATATAAAATGTAGGATGTTTGTCTAAATGTATCTTTGGTCTCATTCCAAGTATCCATTGACCTGGGACTTGTATCGATCCTTCTTGTATTGCTTTCATCATCTTAAAATCAACTATGACCGAAGCATAAGTTCCAGCTACATTAAAAGGTGGAAGGTTACACGTTAACTTCATCCCAGGTCTTGGTTCTTTAAAAAATAAAGAAGCGTTATCACCGTTTCCGACTAATTGCACTACTCTTTTCATATCATAGCCTTTATCTTATCTTTTCCTTTTGCTCCTGTCCAATGCATAACTTTTATAGGACCATCATAACCATCAGTTTCAGTTTGTAACCTTAACACGTTATATTCATTTGGTATATCATTTATATATTTAATTTTTGTTATAGGGTTAAGCATCAAGTGAAGTACTTCTTGGTCTCCTTGAACTGGATCTTCTCTTATTGCCTTTGCCCATTGGTATAATATAGGCGGTTTACCGATAAATCCAACTAATCCTGAATTATGCCATAACTCCTTTCCTCTCATTGTCCATGGTTTATCTTCTACCATATTCAACATATCTGGTTTTAACATACCAAATAAGTTACTTATATCATCTCGTATCTCACAATCTAAATCTATCCATATAGTTTTTTTGGATGGAGATTTTATCATGGACATTGGTTTTTTAAACCAGCCTTTTTCATCAAAAGTTTTTAAGTTCATTACAGCATGCACGTTCTCACGAACTAACTTTAGTCCTTCAGCTGTTAATCCAAAATTAGCAAAGATAAGAGGAACATTTTTTATGTGCTGTTTATAATTTTTAAAAAACCACTCAAGCATCCACTCGTGTTTTTCATCACAACCAGTTACAAATGCTTCATCATAAGATTTCATATGATTCTCCATAATTATGTTTTGCTAAACTACCTTCAACTTTCTGTATAGTTGTAAATGTATCATCGGCTTCAATTGGCCATGGATAATATTCTTTTATCCATGGAAAGCTATTTCTATTTAGAAATAAATCAGCAGGTGCTGGATTGTACTGAGCATGATTAAGTAATAACTGTGCTCCTTCAGAAGATACATAATATCCGTGAGTCCCTGGTAAATATCCACCTTGTTTTGAAAACAAATCATAAGTTCCTTCTTTACTTTGGACAGCATAATTACCATAACTAGGTTTGCCTAAGTTTACGAATCTATGAAACTGCATGTCAACTGGCAAAGATCTTTTAAATATTGCATCGTGTTCTAACACTACCACGCCAACATTAAGTTTTACTGCTTTAAGCCATAATTCTCTATGCGATAAAAAACAGCACATACAAGGTTCTAACCTAGAGTATCTTGAATCAGTGCTAAATTTTTCTACAGGTAACTTATTTTCTTCAAATATTTTTCTAGGATTGTCTTCTGGTGTTATAGCTCTAAAAGACATAATATTTGTATAACCATATTGTTTGGCTGATTCAATGCATCTTTTTGATGCATCTACAGACTTAGCATTATTATACATTGTAATTACGAAAATAATCATGACGTAGTTGTTGAAGGGACTCCCTGTAAAGTTGTGTAGTACGGGTAAACAACTTTTAGATGGTATGGAAAAAATTGTTTACACATTAAAGAATCATTAGGCCAACCGCCTTTTAATCTTAATTTTTCTAAAAGCATATATGCAAAGTATGGTTTTATTATATATGCTGAGTTTCCAGCTAAACCTTGAGGCAATGAAGTTTCTGGTAGTACAAATGGAGCATCTTTAACTCCATCAGTTAACGATACTAAATTATGATATATTCCAGAGTTATGAGTTGCGCCTCTAGGATCGTTTAATCCAAGCACTCCACCAGACCAATCAAACTGTTCGAATTCTCTGGTGAATATAGCATCGTGTTCTAGAACCATAGTATCTTCTCTAGACACTACGCATTTCTGCCATATTCTAGCGTGGGAAATAGTACAGGCAAAAACTTTATCTACGTCATTTGCAGTGTAGCCTCTCAAAGTCATTCCTGTTTCTTCATCAACTCTTTGTTCTTCGCTTAAAGGATATTTCCAAACTAATCCGTCAAAGTTATCTTCTTCTAAAGTATCAGGCGAGGTTTGTTGAACAAACTCTATGTCTAAATTTACAGATTTACGACAGTTTTCTATTGCATTCATAGAAATTTCACTATCTTTATTTCCAATTATAAAAGCTTTCATACTACGTATGTTCCTACATCTCCAATATAAGTTGGAATTTTATTATAACTTTTTTTCGATATCATTACAGAATTACTTTGTTTATTTGTATTATGTATCTTTGGAACTAATCCATCTTCAGGAGTTCTTAGTTTTACCATTAATTCATAAGTAGGTATCTCATTTTGTTTTGTTAAGTATAAAAATTTAGTTTCAGCATGTTCTATAACTTCTTCTAAACTTTTTGTAGGAGCAAATAAAACATTAGACCAGTCATTCATAGGAGGATGCTTAAGTCCTTCAGTCTTTGCAAATATAAATTTAAATTCTCTATATTTACATATCAAAGGCATCCAATATGTTTTAAATAATTCTTCATCTGTCATTTCAGTAATTATAGTAATCATAACATTCTCGGCATTGTAAACTTTGATGAATTTATAAAGTGCTGAAACTTTCCTTTAGGATTATTTGGCGGCCATTGCCTTGTGGCTAAACTGTTCCAAGTCCAATCCAATTCAGTTACGTTAAACTTTGGATTAGATAATTGCAAGTTTAAATACATTTGTTCTGTATATCGTGTGTGCATATAGTAATCATCAACTGAAGTAAATAATTTTCTAGCTTTATGTCTGCCTTCTTTACTCCACAATTGCATACCACCATTCATGTATCTAAACTTTTCTTCAGGATATAGTTTAGACTTAGGAAACATCCAATCTTTACCAAAAAGTTTTTTGCCATAAGCTATTATTCCTCTTTCATGCCCAGGCGACTCCATAACTCTTCGTAACCAACCACCAGCTGATACGTGTATACCAAGTTCATGTACCATAGCTACATCACCTATATCAATGTCAAAAATGTTATCTTCTGTTTTAAATAACATATCTAAATCGACTGATAATATTTTTTCGTACTTGTCGTATTGTGGATCATATATGACTTTTAAAGCATCTAGTCTTGGATCTAAATGTTTAAAGTATCTACCATGGTCCAACATGTATTCGGCACCACAGTGTTTAGCATATTTTTTTGCTGATTCTGAACCAGCTTTAGCCCAGTCTGGCATTTGCACTCCACCTAGGTGTGCATCATTAGCTTCATACGGCATATAATATTGAAATACTAAATTCATACTTTAATCACTTTATCTTTATGTTCTATGTAATAATTACCAATACAATGTCTTTTAAGATTTTCGTAGTTGTTAGTATTATCTATTATGATATCAAACCTAGGCTTGTTCCAAACATTTTTCATAATGTCATCAACATTTTTTCTATTGTTCGAGTCGCACCTACACCAATATAATCTCTTTTGATTTAAAAAGTTAAAATCTTTTGGATCTTTACTGATAAAATTGTCTATTGAATAAATGTTTGATTTTTGTAGAAATTTAAGCCAAGACTGTAAAGTAGAATCAATTCCTACTTGTAATAGATTAATAGGTCTTAGTCTGAACTGAAATAATTGTTGCTCATAATATATGGCGTGTTTTTCTCTCGGTGATTGATATCGTCGAAATAGAGTAGGTAACATTATAAATTAATTTGAAACTGTGTTCCATAAGTAAATACGTTAAGATCATTGTCTTTTATAAATTTATTGACAGCTTCAGTAGTTCCTTTTTTGCTAGCATTATAATCATCTCCTATAATAATACCGCCACTTCGTACTACATCTAAAGAATTATTTAGATCTTTTGTGGTAGCTTCATAAGAGTGATCTCCATCTATGTAAATCCAATCTAAGTGTTCGTGTAATCCGTTCGATAAAGCTGCTTTGTAACTATCAAACCAGTCATCTGAAGTCATTCTACACATTTCAGCTTCTTCAAAGCCTTTTACCATACCGTACACGTGTTCGTATAAATTATCGTAGAATCTCATAAAACCAGCTTTTGAAAATTCTCCGGTAATTTTAGAATACTTAGCATAAAAATTATTCATGTACTCTTCACCAAGATACTCATAATTATCCACAGCATAAGGATCTATAAGATATAATTTTTTTAATCCTTTTTTTAAAAATTCAATTGAAGTCTTTCCTTTCCATACACCAATCTCTGCTCCTATGGTGTTTGGTTTTATAAGGTGCATTATTTTTTCGGAACCACTTCCTGAGCCAATCATCATAAGCTTACTCCATAAGATGTACTTAAGTTTACTGTGTTAAATTTTACTGGACTTGGAAGTATATACTGAATGTTTACATTAAAACTATTCAACATATAATCAGATTGATCTAAACCACATCGTTCGATTGCGTCTAACATTTTAGCAGCACCTTTAGGAGTTATGGCATAAGAACCAGTCCCAGGCACCATTGATGAATCTTTCCATATATTGTCTCTATAATATTTAAGAGGATAATTTTCTGGAAGTTTGTTTATACCAAATCCACTCCATTCATAATTTCTAAATTGGTTTAAGTTTAATTTGCTTGGAGGTTTAAACACGTATTCAGCATTTAATATTAAGTAGTCATTAAACTGTAAATTACTAAAGTCCATAACACTAATTGAATCGTGCTCAAGAAAAGCCAGTGTTTCATTTTCATTTACTACTTTCTCCCAAAATCTTATGTGATTAATTGCACAACTTACTTTAGTTAAAAATCTATTATAGTTTTGTTTTTTAAAATCGTGTAATCTGCTTTTATCTATTATTTTATAATTTTTATATTCATCAGTATCTTTTACAGTTTTTGGAGTTACACCTTCGACTAATTCAACTTCCCATTTATTCTTCTTAAATGAATTTAATGCTTGTTGAGCTTGCTGTTCAGATTCTGCATGACCTTTGATATAAACTATCTGTCCTCTCATGTAGTAACATACCTCTCTATGCAAGCACCACCATAAACGCAGTGATGATTATCATTTTTACTTAACACTTGATACCAACCAAATTCTGCAGGTAATAATTTTTTTTCTTCATGTAACTTATGTATCATTTGCGTATCTAATAACTCTCTAGGGTGCAATATTAAATTATCATTTAGATGACCTTGCCAATCACGACTTGACAGAGGTGAATTAGGACCAAAGGTACTAGGTTTATCGTCAACATGATATATATGTGGTATGTCAAAAAACTTGTGTACGTCAGGCCATCTACTTCCTCTTATGGCAAAACCAATTGCTTTTTTGTTATCATATGAATCTTGTATATAATTTTTAAAATTAGTTTTTTTAGAAACAAACGTATCCCATCGTACTCTTACGATCATGTCGTATTCAGCTGGAAGATCTTCTACTTGATAGGCATGCGCGATTATTTGTTTAGTGGCGTTTAGCCACTTAGGCTGCTTGGAAAGAGGTGTGGAGTTGTCAAATTCTCGTTTATAAAAGAGATATTTATGAATGTCGCATGGTTGTTGGCATTCATTCCATGGATTGTAATGCACTTCTGGTTCTGGATATAAAGTAGATTCATAGAAAGATGACATTCTATTCTCATGCTCTTTCCAAGTAGAGAAAAATAAATCTCCATCAAACGCTAATTTTAAATGCTCTACGTTTCTAGTTATGTTTCCACGAGCTATTCCTGATATACAAATAGCGATCTTCATGATATTTCGTCTAGTCTATCCCACCATTCACTTTGTTTAAGTTCTTCTAATTCTTCAGGTGTTCCCATTCCAAGCATCTCATCAATTAGCAAGTGACCAATATTACCTTTTACATAATTATAAGTTGGAGCTAAATAGAACTCGTTATTAGTTCTATCATTTGCTTTTATCTGATCTTCATGAGCGTTACACCAATCGGCTTCATTTTGAAAATAATAAACTCCTACTGTAGCAAGATTAGAAACTTTTTGTTTTTCGTATACTCTTAGCACGTCGTGCAAAGGACTTAATTCGATGTAACTATGCTTTGGTTCTGGATTGTCGCTAATAAAAGTTGGTATCAATCCACCTGTGTAAGCATTTGATTTAGCAAGATCGTAAAATTCATCTGAGTTCCAGACCATGAGCTGATCACAGTTTGCTACCATCATAGGATCTGTATTCAATACACTTGCGGCTAATCTTACAGTACAAGCTGCTCCTTCAGTTAACCCAGGTACTATTATAATTTTTGCATTAGGCTGGTGTTCTACTATTTTTTTATCAATATCATAATCAGTCACGTGGTCTTGTCTTACTATACAAACTGGTTCTACCTCTACTTTTAGATTATCAATAACCCGTTTAAACATAGGTTTACCTTTTATATCAATAAGTGGTTTAGGTAAATCGTAACCATCATCAAAAAATCTCTGGCCGTTTCCAGCCATCGGCATAATTAATTTCATAATAAACTTTCTTTCATCTCCATAACTTTTTTAATTAAGCTGTCTCCTGTATGTAGCCAACCGCCAACTGATGCCATGAAATCGTTTCCAATTCTTTCTCTTATTTCTCTTGCTAGAACTGGATTCATTCCGCAACTTAAAGACGGTATTACATCATATTTTTTACAAATATTTATCGCCTCTAAAGTTTCTTCTTCGGTTTCGCCTTCAGGATAATAGCCACCTAGCATACCAACATGTATGCTATCTACTCCTGCTAAGCATGCAAGTTTTACTAAAACTGGCCATGCTACAGAATACTTATTACTTGGGTCAGTAAGAATTCTTATACCAGAACGTTGATAATGAGTTGCAATATCGAATCCTCTTGCTGTGGTGTATGCTCCTAAGCTTGACCAAAAGTTTATATGACAACCACCAATTATATTAGGAGTGCAAGTATGATAGTAAATAGCTTTAAGATTACTTACTAGTTCCATTGGATCAGCATTAATGCAATACGCAAAATATCCTTTCCAACCCGATATATTTTTTATATGTTCTACAGTTTCAACTCTTTTCGTCAATGGAAGATATAAATTATCTGCCATTATCTCATCTTCTTTAATAAAATCAGCACCACCATAAATCATATCTTTAACTATTCTTATGTACTGTTCTTCAGTAAGACCTGACTTAGGTTTTATAATAGCTCCAAATAAAGGTCTATTTTCGGCATCTAATCTTTTTTTCCATCCAGACATACCTAATACTGGTTTTAAGTTTTTAACATCGATATCTATGTCAATAACTCTGCATTTATCGACTCCCATAATATCAGTATGACCACCCATTATTATACACATAAGTTGATTTATGTTTGGCCATATAAAAGCATTTCTATTGAAACTTATCTTAACTATATTGTCTTCATAACTTACTATATTTGCGGCAAAGTCTTTAATGTTTTGAGAATTTTCTATTTCTGAACGTATATTGGGATTACCGATACTTTGTCCTATTGCTATTTCATGAGCAATTTTAGGAATGTCAGGACCATCAACTTCGTAAGTAACGGTGTATCTGTTTACTTGTTGCCTCGGTTCAGATATTGGTGTTTGAGTATCTGGTATATCAAAAGGATTTGTATTACCCATACAAATTTCTCCTATTTAACTTTATTTTTCAATGCCTGTGTACCAAAATATGCTGCTACAATTGCAGCAACTGAGACATAATACACTGCAGCCATATCGCCTAATATTTTTGCAGCTTGGTCTAATCCCATTAACAAAGATAACACAACGCCAGATGGATATAATAACATCCCTGCTAATGCAAACCATGCCATGTATCTCTGTGCATCTTGTCTTTTATCTTCATTTTCTAATCTCATTAATCTTTCATCCATATCGAGTTCTTCGTCTGTTACTACGCCATCGCCATCAACATCATATTTCGCGTATTGACTTCCTTTTTCTAGTTTTTTTTGTGCAGCCATCGCTAAACTCCTTAATTATCTTCGCTATGTTTAAAGCTCTTTTATATCCATTACGAAGAGAATTGGACTTATTGCCATTCTTTATAAACCACTTAATAGTATCTATATCAGATCCATCGGGCATATTATAATTGCGAGTAAGTTCTTCAAAGATTGCTCTTAAGAAGAGACATTGCGTGAGCGTTATTTCAGTGCCCGAACATTTTTCTAGTTCTATATTCATTTATTGTATCTTTCAGTAATTTAGTCCAATTATCACGATGTTCTACGAACACCAAAGGTTTTTCATGATCAACGTCCATGACGATCACTACATTTGGAATTGACATTCCAGTTCTTTCTTCCCACATTATAGAATAAGCAGCTCCTTGAGCAAAGTAGCTGTGTATCTTATCTTTTTTCTTTATTCTCTTTGAAGTCTTGAAATCTATTATTGATGGTACACCGTTGTATTCTGCGATACAGTCACATCTACCAGCAACTCCTAAGTGGCTACTATATAAAGGAAGTTCTAACCCGTATATTGTTCCAACTTTATCAAGCGCTGGTTTAAGATTTTCAAGGCTTTGTCTGATATGAGGTAAGAAGTCAGAAGTATCTTCATTTCTTAAATACTTTTCTACAATTGAATGTACTTTAGTGCCACGTCTAGAAGCTTTGCCACTTACTATCTCGGCTTGTTCTTCACCAACTC